ATCCTTCTAATTGACTAGCTAACTCTTGACCCGCCAAATCAAATCCTTGCTGTTGACCTTGCATCATCCTAGACATTGTAGCTTCTTGCCTGTCCATTGCTCGCTCTGATTCTGCTGAATAAAGACCGCTAGTTGCTTTTTGAACATCTCCTGACCTTCTAAAGCTATATGCGTCACCTAAAAATTGGTCTAAGGCAGAGGTTCGTCTTGTGTCAAGCCTTTGTTGAGCTACATCAACGCCTTGTCGTCTTATGTCAAACTCTCTTCCAGCTAAAGCCTCTTGTTCGTCATAGTATTCTCCGATACCCCCTCTTCTTTCTTCTACGCTAGCTTCATATTCATCTAACGCCTCAAGACCTTTTCCTGCTTGCCTTTTTGCTGCTCGTTCTTCAGGGCTTCCTGGCTGAACATCTCCAAAAATTCCAAATTGACCTGATGCTGGATGCCATTTTGCACTACTCATAACTTAACCTCAATTTTCCATTGAACAATTTTCATATCATCAAATAGCCTCTCCCAAATTTTCCCATCTCTTCTTGTTGTAAATTGTATTTTTTTACAATTCATACTTCTTGCTATTTCTTTTAATTCTTCCCAACCCTTTTTTGTTTCTTCTCGGTTTTTACTAAAAGCTGTTCTTATCCACATAATATCATCGTATACATCAAAGTCTGCCCAACCGCTACTATATTGTGGAGCGTACATATGTTCAGGGCTTTTTGATTGCAAATATTCTTCAGCAGTGTCTTTCGATTTTTCTAAATAACGCGAAAGGTTTTTAGCTACCCTGCTAGGAAATCTATCGGTATAATTTTTTGCTATTGCAACCATTAGCTTATATTCAACCTTCTTCTAGCTCTTCCTATTGGTGTTCTTCCTAGCATATCATTACTTCCACCACCTATAAGCCCCCCACCAATACTTAGTGCAGCTGGAACTGCCGCAGCCCAACCTACTGGATTCCAAAAGTTTGTTAAAGCAACTGCGCCAGCAACACCACCGCCTACTTGCAACGCGCCGCCTAGTCGAGTCATTTCATCTTCGCTTTGCAGTCTTTGTGCTCCTGAAGCAATGCTTATTCCAGCTCCAACACCACCAGCAACTTTACCAAGCGTGCTTTTTAAACCACCTTTTGCAGCTTCTTCTTTAGCTAAATTAGCAGCCATATCATCATATTCTAACTGAGCAGCCATAGCATCTCCGGGTACAGGGTCAAGTCCCATACCTGCTTCTGCTACCTTTTTTTGTCCTGATTCTTTTAAACTTTTTACTATTGGTGCATCGCTTTTTAAATCTAAAGGCGCGTCTTTTCCAAAAACACCCTTTAAACCTGCTTTTTGTCTTTCTATAAAATTCATTCCCGGTATATCTTTTGGATCTA